CTACCACTGCTGGCTTGGGGAATAGCCATAGATACATCAAATCTATTTGGTCTAGTTCCTAAACCTATATTTTGCTTGAAAGTATCGAGAGTTAAATTTGACATGTCTCCCATGATTATCCTCCCTGTCCTAAGGTGTCGGTGAATATAAGTGTAACTTCTCCTATACTATTTATAGGAGTATAATTAATTTGTGCGTTAAATTTACCGGCCTGAATATCAGCATCGGTGTTATTAGTTTTATCGCATATAATTTTGAAGTTAGATATTCCGCCTCTGATAACTAAACTTTGCAGAAAAGCTTGCGATTGTATGGAGAAAGATTCTCTGGTGGTTTCGTTATTGATTTCAAACAAAGAATTTCTAGAAATTTTTCCTATTTCATCTGTTATTAGAAGCAATAGATTTACTGTTCCTATTTTTTCTCCACTTGCAGTTTTATCGGAAAATAGAACCACTCCCTGATCCGGGAAGCTTAAAACTACATTAACATTATTATCATTTAAAGTATTGGCTTCTGTAGCGTTAAGCGAATTTGGTAATCTTACATTACTTAATATTCTACCACGTTTAAATCCAGCGGGAGAATTAAAATCATTTGCAACTCTATTAGTTCTGGCTAAACATCCTGCTAGATCTGCTGTGAGTGGTGTTGTAATGAATTTAGTGTCTTCGACATAATTAGTAGCAGGATTTAATCGTTGCTTAGTTCCGTAGATAAAAATATGATATTTATTAGTACCATCAGTCGTCCCAGATTTGCTGGTTATTTTTCTTAAAACTAAAACATCATTATCTCTTTTTGTTTGTATGCCAGACAATTCAGAATCTGTCAATCCATCTGCATCGAATATACAGTTCATCGCAGTTCCACCACTGGTAAATGGATCGGAAGTTGAAACACCAACGATGGCTTTACCGCCATACTCTAAGTAATTATGAATTGTCCACCAAGCACCAGTCCAACCGCCAGAGGGTCCTTGTGGCCATCTAACTTGGGTTCCTGTAGCCCCGGTTCCACCGTTTACTAATCCGGGGTAAAATAAACTTTCTCCCAGAACACCACCGCCAAATCCGTCAAAACTGAAGCCAGCTCCATTCCCCTCTTTAGAATTTAATCTGCTATTCCAATTTTCTAAATCCGGAACCACCATAAATCCATCTGATATTTCGCTAGTGGTCCCCACTGCATTTATTAATGTTAATCCTCTAAGGACTGCACCTGCAATATAATTACCACTAGTTTCACTGGATGAAGTCACAAAAGAATTTTGTCCTACTGTTACGTTTATTGACGGTAAAGGCATATTTATCTCCTGCTTTCGCTCTCAGTTTTATTTATTAAATTGGTTAACTCACTTTTTGCCACTCTGGATCTTCGTCCTCATCCTCTAGATGAGAAACTAATCCAAATGGCATAATTTCTTCCTCCAGTCTCTCTATTTCATCTTTATAAACATCAAGTCTAACATCACGCTCAGTAAGATTTTTAAAATAATCCTGTCTTGTCAACCATCCAAAAAGAACCAAACACATGGAAAGATCATCTGTATGTCCATCATCTGCTTCAAATGATTGTCCTTTTGCAACAAACGTATATAATTCGTTTATGATGTCCATATCAGGAATGAGTAATTTGTCGTTTTCGATTAAACTTTTGAGAACTGAACAACCTAGTTTTTTAACCGGTATTGTTGTTCTTACACCTCTCTGCATATTAGAACCACCAAAACCAGAACTTATAACCTGACCAGATCTACCTTTATATACAGTATGAGCCATATTATCATATTCCAAATCTTCGAATAAAACGTCGGAAACCTGACCACCAATATCATTTGTTTCTATCAAAAGATACGCAGTATTATATTGTTCTGCTATGGCTTTTATTACAGTTGGATAAACCATAGGAGAAATTGTATTGTTTCTAAATTTTGCAACAACTTTATATGGAGGATCTGTGATATCAAAAACTACAAAGGCACTATAATCTTTACCTTGACCTCTTGCAGTATCAATTGTAATAATATAATTATGATCTTTTTTTGGTTCTTCATATACAAACATGCCATCCGGTGTTTGTGATAATGGACTGTCCCAACTTAGAACATGTAATTTTGATGATGATATTAGAGTATTAGTCGAACCTATGAAATCACACTCGAACTCTGTCTGGAACTGTTGTTCGCTCGTGTTTTGTATTTGTTTTTGTTTCCATTCTTGATCTCGTTTTGGTCCGCCAGGATACAAAGGTATTTGAGACCAATGAACTTCAAATGGTATATACTCGTTTTTTCCCTTTTCTCCTAATTTTCTATTAGCATTTTTCCAATAGTAATAGAATAGATTAAGACCGTTAGGAGTAGAAACCATAAGAACTTTGGTTGTTTGACCAGATGTGACCGTAGGATATACAGAACTAAAAAACTCTTCTGCTATATTGTTTGGAACGTGAGCAAATTCGTCCAAGAAAATCATATTAAAAGATCCACCGCGAATCGCCGATGCAGAAGTTGAAGATGCAACAATTTTAGAACCATTTTCTAATTCTATTGATCCTTTGTTCCACTCAATAATACCCTGCTGTAACCAAAGAGGAAGGTATTCATAAGCCATCTTGAGTCTGTATAAAATTTCCCTTGCAGTGCTTTGTTTGTTAGCAAGAATAGCAACATTCATATTTTGGTTAAATAAAACATAGTGTAAAATATACGAAACAATAGTAGTGGACTTACCACTCTGTCTTGGTAACTTCGCTATGGCAAATCTATTATTGTGTATAATTTCAACTAACTCCTCCTGATAATCATACAACCCAAAGGGTATAAGACCCTTATCAAGAGAAACTACTTTGACATAATTTTTAATAAAATATACAGGATCTTTCGCACATTTCATGTACTCTTCCACCTGATCTTTAGTAAATTCTATTTCAACACCGGCTGCTTTTAGGTTTGCGTTTCCTAGATAGCCATCCATTTTACGACTAGACATTTTATACCTTCTTTATATCTTTACCACTACTTCTTTCTGGGTTTATTATATCTTGCAACTCACTTGTAGACCCAACGTAAATTGTATTATTTGTCGTATTCTTTTGAGTAAGATTATATTTGTCTTCTTTTATTTTTTTCATTTTATCGTGTAAGTCTAATACATCTTTGTTTACATCAGACACTGTTTTTATCATTTGAGCAACAACTTCATAAGCTCTAGGAGAATCCCCTGCCTTTGCTACATCTAGAATACTTTCAACGGCATCTTTTCCTTGACCTATTAATTCATATAGGTTTTTTCTGATTACGTTATAATCTTTATCTAAACCGTTTTCTTCTGACACGACTATTTCATTTTTGCTTATTTTTTCTATCGGAGCGTGTTTAGAAAAGCTAGTTTCTAGTGCTTTATTTAAATTTTCATAAGATTTATTTTTATCACTCATTTAATTTAAAGTCTCCCGCAATATAATCCGAAATATCATCTCCAGTTGCTCCAGTGATTCCAATGTTACCAACATCCCCCGTATCTCCAAAATCACCTAAAATATTTAAATCTATTGTAATTCCGGCTATGACAGGAGAAGTTTGTATCTTAGAATATAATCTTGTTTTACAAACAAAATTTAAACTAGAAGCTATTAACCTTCTATCTAAATAATTTCCTTCATAATCCTCCTGTATTCCTATGTTACTTAAAACAATTGGAACATCCAGATCAGTGTCTATTTCATTTAATTTTAACGTTACTATAAATTCAGGATTAAAATATGGAGCTATCTGTTCTATAATTTGAAGATTGTCGGTCATTGTTCTCGTAAAGGTATATAATGAAAATCCGACATTATAAGGAACTTCTTGAAAAGTAGAGGATGTTGTATTTGACCTCTGTATAGTTTTATTTAAGTGTCTTGTTGGGTCGTAGTCTATGGAGGATATCTCGAAGCCTAATCTAGGCAAAGTTATTTGAACTTTAGTGGAATCGCTAATACCGCTTTGCTCTTCTAATCTTCGTATAAATTTTTCCTTTGGTCCATATGCGATAGGAACACGTATTCTTTGATTTTCTGTTCCATCCGCATTTTCTCGAACAACAAAAATTTCATTAAAAAGAGAGCCAAAGGCAACTACTAATTTTCTCAGTGATTGATTGTAATAAAAATCAAACATCAATAATTCCCCTCTGAGAATGGATCTATATCAGTAAAGTTAAATATATCACTTTCTCTCTTTTCTTTCTCTAAATCTAAATTATCTAGCAAATCTGTATTAGTTTCTGGAGATGTTGGTAGAGTAATGTTAAG